GGCACTACTTGAATGCCGTGAAAGGATTCTCCTGTGATTTCTACTTTGATTGCGACTGCTGCTCTTGCGGTTCCGCCCTCTGTGCCTACTGCCCGTCTACTGGATGCCATGTACACCGTGGAATCGTGTCGTGGCAAGCACCTGATTGGTGACGGTGGCAAGGCGATTGGCCCGTATCAGATTTGGTACTCGTATTGGCGTGACGCTGTGGAGTACGACCCGTCTATTGGTGGCTCGTACCGCGACTGTATGGACAAGGCGTACTCGGAGCGGATTGTGTGGGCGTATTGGTGTCGGTACGCTCCCAAAGGTGCAAGTGTGGAGCAGTTGGCTCGTATTCATAACGGCGGACCGCGGGGAAACACCAACCCCAAGACTGCCAAGTACTGGAACAAGATTGTGAAGGCACTCAAGTAATGGCATTCAACAAACTCAAGTCTCCCAAACTTGTTTACGGGGTTGGTGTCAACGATGCCAACTATGTTGTAACAGGCAGAAATAACGGAAAACAAGTTCTGTGTCCTGTCTACAGCACTTGGAAAGCCATGCTTGACCGGTGTTATGGCCCAAAGAACGATGGACGGAATCAGGCTTATGTGGATTGTTCAGTTACAGAGGAGTGGTTTTCTTTCACAAAATTTTCTGCTTGGGCTACTGTTCAACTGTATTGGAACGAAGACGGTGTTGAATTAGACAAGGATTTGCTAGTGGAAGGAAATCGGGTATACAGCCCCGAAACTTGCTTGATTGTTCCTAAAGTAGTGAACAACTTCTTTCCTCAAAAAATTACAGAAGATATTGGAGTCAAATATTTTCCCAATAGAAAGAAGCCTTGGCGAGCAAAGTGTGGTTGCGGAAAGAAAAATGATAAGTGGATTGGTTATTTTGCAACCAAAAAGGAAGCACAGACTACCTATCTACAAGAGAAAACTAACAAGGGAAACAGTATTGCTAGTGGTCTTACAGACCAAAGGGTAAAGACTGCTTTCTTGAACCGCTTGGAGGGGTTCAAAACAAAAGTAATGGAGTTAGTGTGAGTGAAACCGAAAACCCGTGTCTGCGGGAATACAACAAAGACCACTGCTGGCAATACGATATTCGTCTACGCAACCGCGAAGACGACCTGAAAGCCGCAGGACTAACCGAAGCCGCTGCACAAGCCCTTCGGGTTTCTGATTTTGTATTCCGACCGCTAACAACTCCCCAAGACCGTGCCCAAGCCGTAGCGTTCATTAAGCGACACGAGTGGTTGGGCAACCTGTCACAGTACACCACACACTGGTTTGGTGCGTACTACCACGACCCCAATCAAGGGCTGATTGGCAAAGACATCATGGCAGGAGTCATCCTGATGAACATGCCCAACGCATTTTCCAAACTGTTGGGTGAAGACACCAAAACACTAGAGCGGTTGGTTAGCCGTGGTGCGTGTGTGTCGTGGAGTCCCAAGAATCTTGCAAGTTCATTCCTTATGTGGTGCTGTGGGTGGATGGTGAAGAATACACCATATCGCCTGTTCACCGCGTACTCTGACCCTACTGCCAAAGAGTTGGGAACCATTTACCAAGCGTGTAACTGGTACTACTTGGGGCAGGAGTCAGGAACCACCACACGGTACATCAATCCGTACACAGGCAAGGTTGTAAGCGACCGCTTTTTCCGTGTGCGTAGTGCGTACAAGAAATACGCCAAAGAGTTGGGCATCAAGTGGGAACGGGATTGGAACAACGACCAACGCATGTTGTGGGAGAATGTGCCTGCGGGGGTGGAAGCACAACTTCGTGCCCACAGCAAGACCAAGCAGAGCCAATCCCAAAAGATTCAGATGCCCAGCAAGCACAAGTACGCTTTTGTGTTGGGTGCTACCAAAGCCGAAACCAAGAAGTTGCGGCGGGAGTTTGAGGGGCGTAATCCACCCAAGCAGTATCCTAAAGAACGAGGAAAATAATTATGGAAAGTAAACCGTTTGGATATTCGTATTACTTGGACATGTACAGTTGTCGCGTTGGAGCAGCCGATGACTTGGAACTACACTACCGTTTTCTTGAACGGGTTGTAGACAAGATTGGCATGACCCGAATGAGCCAACCTGTGGTGATGCACGGGCCAACACAGAACGGAAGGGAACTGTATCCCGACAAGGCAGGCGTTAGTGGTTGGGTTCCGCTGATTGAAAGTGGAATTCAGATTCACTCAATGGAACCCAAACGATTTATTACACTTGATGTGTACTCGTGCAACAAGTTTGACAAAGACATCATTCTACAGTATGCTAGGGAGTGCTTTGGGTTTGAAGAATACGAAGAGCAGTTCTTTGTGCGTGGAACAAAATATTGATGAGTACTCACCAAATTATACTAGGCGACTGCATCACCGGCATGAAGACGCTGCCTGATGGGTGCGTCCACACTATTATTACATCTCCTCCGTATTACGGGCTTAGGGACTACGACGGCGGCAGCGAAGAGATTGGGTGTGAAGAAACTCCCGAGCAGTATGTGCAGAAAATGGTGGAGGTATTTCGTGAGGCTCGTCGCATCCTGCGTGACGACGGAACCCTGTGGTTGAACCTTGGCGATTCGTATGCCACCACAAGCGGCGGCATGGAGCAGTTGCGTAAGATGGGCGGTGCTACTCCCGCATACGGCAAGATTAAGTACGCAGACGGCTACAAGGGCGTGTCACAAAAGGGCAAGGCAGGAGCCAAGAAGAGCGGACTCAAGCACAAAGACCTGATTGGTATTCCGTGGCGTGTGGCACTTGCTCTGCAAGCCGATGGGTGGTATCTACGACAAGACATCATTTGGAACAAGCCCAACCCCATGCCTGAAAGTGTGACTGACCGTTGCACCAAGTCTCACGAGTACATTTTCATGTTGACCAAACAACCAAAGTATTATTACGACCACCAAGCAATAAAAGAAGCAGCAGTAGGCAAGCCTCATGCTCCTGGAAATAAAAACCGCACACAGCCCGAGGACAAGGGTGCTCGTGACCCTGCACTGGAACCTGACCGTGTGTGGGCTTCTGACGGCAAGCGTAACAAGCGTTCGGTATGGACTGTGACTACCAAGGCATACAAGGGTGCTCACTTTGCTACCTATCCCAAGGACTTGATTCTGCCTTGCATCTTGGCAGGAAGCAGCGAACACGGATGTTGTTCAAAATGTGGAACTCCTTGGAAAAGGCAAACTTCCAAACCAACAAAGAACTTGGAGCCTGTTGAGCCTATTGAGCGTAAAGGTGTTACACTAACTCCCGAAGATAGTGCGACGGTTCTTTGGCTTGAGGCTAACGGTGGTGACTATCGCATCTCTGTTGAAGGAGACAAGCACACCGAGCAATGGAACGATATCCCCATCAGTAACGGAAGAAGAACACAGTTTAAGAAGAAGGGATACACTCTTCTTACTTGGGGGGAAGGAGCCGTAGAGAATGGTTGGGAAAAGACTTGTAACTGTTCAGATGCAGAGGTTGTTCCATGCACGGTGTTTGACCCGTTTACAGGCAGCGGCACAACTGCTGTAGTGGCACTCAACAACGGACGCAAGTACATTGGAACCGAACTAAATCCTGAATATGTGCGGATTGCAGAAGCACGAATTACTGAAGAAGTACCTAATACTTTAGAAAGGATGTTAAGGTGAGCGAAAATTTAAGACCTATCGGAGAATGGATTGAAATGCAAAATGTTGGTGGTGGCAAGAAGAAAACCACCGAAGCAGGCATTGATGTTAAAATCAATGTTAAAGCGTACACCGACCCATTGATGGGTGGCGTGGTGTACCTTCCCGTAGTGCGACTTGAACAGGAGGACGATGGCAGTATAACTGCTGTTGTATCTTTGCCCAACAACAAATAATAGACAAGGATATCTGCCTAACACTCTTGAAAATTTGTTTACGGAATGAGTAAACGAAACACCAAAACAGGAACCAACTACGAAGAAGAAGTACGAAGACTTCTCGAAAACTATAGCACCCACACAGTAGCAAAAAATACAAATAAACGGGGCGTATATGTTGGCAAGAAGCGTAATGGTGGAAAGCATTATGTTGACATTCTTCTGAACGGCGATGAACTGCTTAGTTTAAAGTATCAAGAAGTTCAAGGCACGGCTGAAGAAAAGATTCCTTTTGAAATTATGAAATTGCAGCAGATGGTAGTGGACGGCGGCTACAGATGTGCTACAATTGTGTTAGCAGGATTGGATGCGGCATGGTATTGGAAAGACTACTATTTAAGTGAAGAATTCAGACAGCACATGAAGCGTATCTATCCTAATGTCTCTATTATTTCTCACCAAGAATTTGAAAGTACATATTTGAATACAAAATGCGGCGAGAGTGTTTCTCTCCAAGGGTTAGACGAGTGGTTGTTGGACGCACAAGGAAACAGTAAATGAAAAAGAAACTCAAGCCAATCGGAAAATGGGCACTAGTCGCAACCAAACTAGGTGGGCAGAAAACCACCGAAGCAGGAATTATTTACACCGAAAAGGTGACTTGCAAAATGGTATGGGGTGAAGTTGTGGATATTGGCCCCGACCTGACCGAAGACATTAAAATAGGCGACAAGGTGATATGGGACTTGACAAAGAATCTTGGTCGCGGGTATGATGGCAAGGACTTGGTTCATCAGGATTGGATTGCAATGGTGGAACGATAATGGAAACAAACAACAAGATAAAAAACGAGGATTGCCTACAGTTTTTATCGTCTCTACAGGACAATTCTGTGGATATGATTCTTGTTGACCCCCCTTACTTTGAAATTGTTAAGAATGATTGGGACAACCAGTGGGGTAGTGAATTAGAATATCTTGATTGGTGTCACGAATGGAGTAGAGAATGTTTTCGTGTCCTAAAACCAAATCGGTGTTTTTGTGTTTGGGGAACAACCAAGACAGATACATTCTTGAAGTACAAACTTGAAGTTCTCAATAAACTCCAACTAACATATCAGAATTGGATTATTTGGCACTACGATTGGGGTGGGAGAAGCAAGAAATCATTTGCGAGAAAACACGAAGATTTGTTGGTGTATAGTAAAGGTGAAGATTTTTTGTTTGATGCTGATGCTGTTCGTATACCCTATAAAGTAAAAACAAATGTTCGTAAGACTGCCGCTAATAATCCACTTGGAAAGATACCGACAGATGTTTGGGAAAAAAATAATCACACAATGAGCAAAGAATATGTTAATTGGCATCCAACACAGAAGCCGATATTTTTATTGGAAAGACTCATAAGTGCCTATACCAAAACTGGAGAAACTGTGGTAGACTGTTTCAGCGGAAGTGGTTCAACTGCCATAGCCGCACACAACACCAACAGAAACTTCGTTGGTTGCGAATTGAATAAAGACTATTTTGACAAGTCACTAATACGAATCAAAGAACTAACAGGAACATAATGGACTTCTATACAAGCGTTGACCTTCGTGGCAAGAATGTGCTGTATCGCGGATGGCGAAACGGGTGTCGTGTACACGAAGCCGTGCCGTTCTGCCCAACGCTGTATATCAAATCTAAAGAACACACAGGACTCACCACCATCTACGGCAATCCCGTGGAACCCATTACTTTTGAAGGGGTTCACGAAGCACGGCAGTTTATTGACCAGTACAAGGATGTCAGCAACTTTGAAGTGTACGGCAACACAAGTTTCGTATATCAGTACTTGTATAAAGAGTTTCCGCACGAAGTAGAGTACGACTTCTCCCGTCTGCGTGTGGCGTACTTGGATATTGAGACTTCGTGCGACGGCGGCTTCCCGTCGCCTGATTCCCCAACCGAACGCATCATTGCTATTACCCTCACGGTGGGCAGCAAGACCTATGTGCTTGGGCTTGGTGATTTCACACTGGAAGGTGTGGAAGCAGAGTGCTTTGCCGATGAGGAGTCGCTGCTCCGACGATTCGTGGAGATTTGGAAGCACGAAGACCCTGACATTGTGACAGGATGGAACATCCGATTCTTTGATATTCCGTACATGGTGGCTCGCATGAATTGGATTGCGGACGAGTGGGCAAACGCCCTTTCACCGTGGGGGCGGCTGCGTGAAACCACCGTGAACCGAATGGGACGCGACCAACGGGTGTTTACTATTGGTGGCGTGTCCACCCTTGACTACTTGGAGTTGTACCTAAAGTTTACCTATGTGAAGCAAGAGTCGTACTCACTCAACCATGTGTGTTCGGTGGAGTTGGGCGAGGAAAAGTTGTCGTATAGCGAGTACGAAACCCTGCAAGAGTTCTACACACAGAACTTCCAAAAGTTCATGGAGTACAACTACAAGGATGTGGAACTGGTTGCCAAACTGGAAGAGAAACTAAAACTGCTTGACCTTGCGGTTGCTCTTGCGTATTCTGCCCGAGTAAACTTTGAGGATGTGTTCTCACAGGTTCGCACATGGGATGCCATTATTCATCACCACCTGATGAGCAAGGGCATGGTGGTTCCACAGAAGCGTGAAGCGGAAAAGAAGGAACAGTACGCGGGTGCGTATGTGAAAGACCCCCTTGTGGGAATGCACGATTGGGTGGTGAGTTTTGACTTGAACTCACTGTACCCACATCTTATCATGCAGTACAATATTTCACCTGAAACCAAAGACGCTAGCCCCCTGTGGAAGCGGAACAATATTACACCCGACTCCATCTTGAGCAGGAATCGTGGCGAGCCTGTCACCGCGTTTCTTGACCCTGCGGAATACTTGAACCACGCCAAACAGAGCAAACTGTCTATTGCTGCCAACGGTGTGGCGTTCCGCAAAGACCGTCACGGGTTCCTGCCTGAACTCATGGAAATCATGTACGAGGAACGCAAGCGGTTCAAGCAATTGATGCTTCAATCAGAGAAGAAATTAGTGGAAATAGAAGAGGAACTAAAAAAGAGAGGGATACTTTAGTTTGTAAGTGCCATTGGTTATAAATACTTTCGGAGGAAATTATGAGAAAGTATTTAATTTACAAGACAACCAACAAGATAAACAAAAAGTTTTACATCGGTGCACATGAAACAGACAACGAAAACGACTCTTATCTTGGCAGTGGGACAGTATTAAACAAAGCCATAGAAAAATATGGAAAAGAAGCATTCAAAAAAGAAATACTATCTATGTGTTCATCAAGAGAAGAAATGTATGAACAAGAACAAAAGATAATAGCAGAACATATAAACAATCCTTCCTGTTACAACATAAAAACAGGAGGAATTGGTGGATGGGACTATGTGAACAAAATGGGAATAAATCTTGGCAAAAACAATGCCATGAAAAACCCAAAAACTGTCAGGAAATGTGTATCTGCTGTTAAAAAAACAAAAAGCATGAATCCATACAAATACAAGCAAATAGCAATTACAAATCTAAAAAAAGCAACAGAAAAAAATAATGGTTCTACAAGACCATCATCGTTTAAGAAAATCATCAGTAAAAAATCAAAAAACCATTGGAGAAAAAACAAATCAAAAATGAGAGATGCTCTATCTTCTTGGTTTAAAATTATAGACCCAAGTGGAAAAGAACACCAAACAAATAGATTGGAAGAATTTTGCATCAGTAGAAATTTAGCGTATACTACATTGTGGAAAACCAGTAAGAATGGTATTACACCAAACAGAGGTCGTTCAAAAGGATGGTTATGTCAACAAATTACTCAAAAATGACTACGGAGGAATTGCAATCGCTTCGTAGGCAGACAGAATACGATATCTCAAAATATCGTAATTTTCAGTTGGTTAGAAAAATCCAACTGAACTCTGCCTACGGTGCGATTGGTTAGGTAACGAGTACTTCCGTTTCTTTGATGTGGCACTTGCAGAGGCTATTACCCTGTCGGGGCAGTTAAGCATTCAATGGATTGGCGAAGCACTCAACAGGTATCTAAACAAGATATTCAAGACGGATGGGCAAGACTATGTGATTGCAAGCGACACCGACTCTGTGTACTTGCGATTGGGTGAAGCAGTCAAGCAGTCGTTCAAGGGCGAGCACGAACCTGAAAAGGTTGTGGACTTTTTGAATCGTTTCTGCGACCGCATCTTGCAGCCGTTTATTGACAAAGAGTTTGCCAGTCTTGCGGATGTAATGAATGCGTACAGCAACAAGATGGTAATGGGGCGGGAAGTGATTGCACAGAAGGGTGTGTGGACTGCCAAGAAGCGGTACATGCTTTCGGTGTGGAACAGCGAGGGTGTGCAGTACAAGACCCCCAAGTTCAAAATCATGGGTATTGAAACCACCCGTTCCAGTACTCCTGCGTGGGTTCGTAAAGTTCTAAAGAAAGCCGTTGAGATGGTGCTGCTGCAAGACGAGACTACACTACAGGCATTTGTGAAAAGCACTCGTGAAGAATTCAAAGCCCTGCCTCCTGAATCAATGGCGTTTCCCCGTTCTGCAAACGGATTGGACGGGTATAAAGACTCACAATGCGTATATCGTAAATCCACACCTATTGCGGTGAAAGCCGCCCTGCTCCACAACCACTTGGTGCGTAAGCAAAAGTTGGGCAAGAAGTACAGGATTATTGGCGAAGGCGAAAAGATTAAGTTTATCTATTTGAAGACTCCTAATCCTATTCACGAGCATGTGGTTGGTTTTACGACTACCCTGCCTCCTGAATTCGGTCTAACAAAATATGTGAATTGGGAAATGCAATTTGATAAAGCATTTCTTGAACCACTCCGCAGTATTACAAATGCGATTGGATGGAAAACTGAACAAGAGAGTACTTTAGAATCACTTTTCGTGTGAGTACGGGATAAATACAACGGCGAACGCATGAAGTATTCGTTTCAAATAACAGAGATACCCAAAGCGATAGCGGTGGACTTTGTACAACAACACCACTACTCCAAGGTTATGCCTCGCCTCACCAAACACTACCTTGGTGTGTATAACGGGGAAACTCTTGTTGGCGTTCTGACTCTTGGGTGGGGAACACAACCACTACACACAATCAAAAAACTGTTTCCGTCTTGTACTTCTGCGGACTACTACGAAATTGGCAAGATGTGTATGGCTCCTGATATGCCAAGAAATTCAGAGTCACAAATGCTTTCAGGCGTGATTCGATGGATGAAAATACACACACCCAACAAAAAGTTTTTGTACACATGGGCTGACGGAATTGTTGGGAAACCTGGATATGTGTATCAGTCTGCAAACTTTCTGTACGGAGGTTTCATTTGGACTGATGTGTATATCGGAGCAGACGGAGAGAAAATTCACCCACGAACATCAAAGTCTTTGTGTGCAGAGAATGCAAAACTATTAGGCAAATCTAAAGTGTTTTGGCTGACTCCTGATTTCATGCACATAAAAGGTATACGCAGAGTCAAAGGTAAGCAGTTTCGATACATCATGCCCCTGAACAAAACAGCCAAGCGTGAACTAAAAAATTCTACAGTTGAATGGAATACAGGATACCCAAAACACGCTGATTTGGTGTGGAAACAACAAGGTAAAGACGGCAAATATTATTTGCTCAACAGCATACCTGACTTTAAATTGGATGTGGTAAACATAAATTCTAAAAATGTGAACTCACATAGACAAAATAATAAGTCAGTTTTGGATTTCGTTTCGGAGTCTTGATAGATACAGTAACCCCTTACAATGGAGATTTGAAATGTCAACACTAATTTTGAAGATGCGTAGCGGTGAAGAGATTATTGCAAAGGTGAGCGAAAAGTTTACAGGTGAGAACATCACGGGATATCATCTAAAGAATCCGTGCATGCTTATTCCTGTGTCCGGTCGCAACGGTCAGGGCGCAAGCCTTGCCATTGTGCCGTGGATGGCTTCAGTCAAGCAGGATCAGGGATTTGAGATTCCCAAGGATGCCGTGCTGTTTACCGCAGAACCAATGGACGACCTAGCCAACGAGTACAGCAGTGCTTTTGGTTCAGGACTCGTCGTGCCTACCAAGGAGATGGCGGTTCCGTCGCTCAAGTTGACTACTTGAGATGGCAATTACTGAATTAAATAAACAGTACATTTGCAACCTCCTTCGTGAGAGGAAGGAGTGGTTGCAAACTGAAGTAAAGAGATTGATGCTTGACAAAGGCTCGTCTTCGGTTATACTACAAGACCACATCCGTGAGATGGAAACTATTGACACACAACGAAAGGCATTAGGCAAATGAATCTGAAGGACATTCTAAAGGCATCGGGAAACAAGTACGGCAAGATTGCGATTGAAGGACTAGACGGCAGCGATACCCAATCGTACATTTCAACAGGTTCGTACTCGTTTAATGCACTTGTGAGTGGTTCGCTGTACGGCGGATTGCCTGACAACAAGATTGTGGCACTAGCAGGCGAGCAAGCCACAGGCAAGACCTACTTTGCCCTGAATGTGGTGCGTGAGTTCCTGAACGCAGGCGACAACAGCATGGTGCTGTATTTTGATTCAGAGCAAGCCATTACCAGTGAGATGTTGGACTCTCGTGGTATTGACCGTCAGCGTGTTGCGGTTCTACCTGTTGCAACGGTGGAGGAGTTCCGTCATCAGTGCATTTCAGCCATTGACAAGTACTTGGAAACCGATGAAGCCAAGCGTCCACGCATGATGATTGTGTTGGATTCGCTAGGCATGTTGAGCACCGAAAAGGAAATGAACGACACCGCAGAAGGCAAGAACACCCGTGACATGACTCGTGCACAGGTTGTAAAGGCTGCGTTTCGCGTGCTTACCATCAAGTTGGGACACGCTCGCATTCCCATGATTATGACTAATCACACCTACGATGTGGTGGGTGCGTATGTGCCAACCAAGGAGATGGGTGGCGGTGCAGGACTCAAGTACGCTGCGTCCACCATTATCTACCTGTCCAAGAAGAAGGACAAGGTGGACAACGAGGTGGTAGGCAATATCATCCACTGCAAGACCTACAAGAGTCGCAAGACCAAGGAAAACAAGATGGTGGATGTGCAGTTGAACTTTGAAACAGGGCTAAATCCGTATTACGGGCTGCTAGACATTGCCATCAAGTACGGCATCTTCAACAAGGTGTCTACCAAGATTGATGTGGGTGGCGGCAAGACTGCGTTTGAGTCCCAAATCATTAAGAACCCTGAAAAGTATTTTACCAAGGAAGTCATGGAGCGTCTAGAGGTTGCTGTGCAGAAGGAGTTCTGTTACGGCAAGGACGAGCCGCAGAGTGTGAGTGAAACCGATACGGAGGAATAAATGAGTACGATTGAACAAACAGTTATTGCAGGGCTAATCAACAACGAAGAGTTCTGCAAGAAGACTGTGCCATTCCTTCAGGAAGAGTACTTTGCCAATCGCCCTGATCGTGCGGTGTTCCGTGAAATCAAGGGATTCATTGAGAAGTATAAGGGGGTTCCCTCCAAGGAAGCCCTCCTTATCTCTTTGGAAGGCGACAAGGCTCTTACCGAAGACGAAATCAAGCGGTGCAGAGAACTTGTGGACACGGTGTGCAGGAGTGACAAGCAGGACACCCAATGGCTGCTAGACACCACAGAGAAGTTCTGCAAGGACAAAGCCATCTACAATGCCATTCTTGAATCTATTCATATTATTGACGGCAAGGACAAGGTGCGTACACCCAATGCCCTGCCTGACATCTTGAGCAAAGCCCTAGCGGTTTCGTTTGATACAAATATTGGTCACGACTACCTTGAAAACTACGAGGAGCGATACGATGTGCTCCACCGTGAAGAAGACAAGATTCCGTTTGACTTGGAGATGTTTAATCTTATCACCAAGGGCGGCGTGGCTCCCAAGACTTTTAATGTCATCATGGCAGGCACAGGTGTAGGCAAGAGCCTGTTCATGTGTCACCACGCTGCGTGTTGTCTCATGCAGAACAAGAATGTGCTGTATGTGACACTGGAAATGGCAGAAGAGCGTATTGCGGAACGCATCGACGCAAACATCATGGACATCACGATGGATGAACTCCATGACCTGCCGTTGGAGATGTACGAGAAGCGGTTGCAGGCAGCAACTCGTGGGGTGAGCGGCAAACTCATTATCAAGGAGTACCCCACTTCGGTGGCAAATGCTAACCACTTCAGGGTTCTACTGGACGAACTTAAACTAAAGAAGGGCTTCGTGCCTGACATTGTGTTTATTGATTACATCAACATCTGCTCGTCGTCTCGTCTCAAGAGCGGTGGCAGCAATGTAAACTCGTACAGTTACATCAAGGCTATTGCAGAAGAGTTGCGTGGGCTTGCAATGGAACGGAATGTGCCCCTGTTCACAGCCACACAGGTGAACCGTTCAGGATACTCGTCCACCGATGTGGAACTCACCGATACTTCAGAGTCGTTTGGTCTGCCCCATACCGCAGACTTCATGGCAGCACTCATTACAACTGAAGAATTGGAAAAGGCAGGGCAGATTATGGTGAAGCAGTTAAAGAATCGCTACAACACCAAGGCTGCAAACAAAAAGTTTATTGTGGGGCTAAACTACGCCAAGATGAAGTTCTACGATGTAAAGAAGGAAGAGTTTGAGGAGTTGTCCCAAGCGGCTACCACCAAGGAAGAAGGTTTCGGCAGCGGCTACGGCAAGCGTGACTTTGCCAAAAAGTTTGGTGGCGGTGGCACAGACGATTGGAATTTCTAAATGTCTATCCTGATTGACAAAAAATACATTAACTTGGTGTCGCCACAACTACAAAAGTTCAAGTGGAAGAGTGCCAATTTGGCAAACGCACGATGCCCTCTGTGTGGTGATTCACAAAAGAACAAGAACAAGGCTCGTGGGTTTTTCTTTCCCAAGAAGAACGACTACTACTACAAGTGCCACAACTGCGGTATTGGGCACACCATGTACAAGTTCTTGGAGATTGTGGCTCCTGTGCTGTGTCGTGAGTACGCACTAGAGCGGTGGCGTAACGGCGAGAACGGGCACTCCAACTACACCAAGCCTGACGAAACAGTTATTGCACAAAAGGCAATACGGATAACCCTTCCGCGTATTTCAGAATTGGATGCTGCCCATGCTGCCCATCGGTACTGCACAGGGCGAGCCATTCCCCGCCTAGACCGATTCTATTTTTGCGAATCGTTTGGTGATTGGGTTCGTGGCATTGACCCTACATATACAACCGTTCCTAATGACGAGCGTATCGTCATTCCGTTCCTGAACAAGAGCGGAGAACTGCTTGGAGTGCAAGGACGAGCCGTTGGAGGCTCCAAGAGTGCTATACGATACATTACCGTGAAGTTCGCCAAGGACGGCAGAATGTTTTTTGGAGGCGACACAGTTGATTACTCACGGCGAGTTTACGCAACAGAAGGCCCGATTGATTCTGTATTTTTGGATAATGGTATTGCTTTTGCAGGCAGCGAGTTGGGAGATGTGGTGTCTCGTTTCAGGGATGTGGTTGTTGTTTTGGACAACGAGCCGCGTAACCGAGAAATTGTTGAAGCCACGCGAGAAGCCATTGAAAACGGCTATACGGTCTGCGTGTGGGGTTCTGGAGTTCTAGAAAAAGATATTAACGATATGGTGCTTTCAGGCAAGTCCGCACAACAAGTACAGGACGAGATTGATAGATACTCGTGCAGCGGTATGGAGGCTCGTCTCAAATGGAGTCAATGGAAAAGGGTGTAATATGAGCGAAGACGAATACAACGACAAAGACGCACACAGTTTCAAGCATCCTGTTATTGCATACGCTTTTGCAATTCTAGAGTATGTAAAGAACACCAACCCTGAACTGTACAAGCGGGCGGTGGAATACGCTGAAGACTTGACAGGAGTTGAACTTGAAGGATTTGAACTGGAAGAGATTGACTCTGAAGACCAAACCGACGACGAGAACCCCGAGCAAAACGAAGACGACGAATTCTACGGATAGCCCACCATGCAAACTCGTGAAACCTTTATTTCTGTACTGAACTGTGGTCATGTGGAATATGTGTCACACATGGGAGACGACCTGACTGTGGTGAACGCTGCTCGCGTGTCCTTTAACAAGGAGAGCGAAGAGTTCAGCGGCAAGGACGAAAAACTTATTGGGTATCTGGCTAAACACAACCACTGGACACCGTTTGCCCATCCGCAAATCACACTACGCATCAAGGCTCCAATTTTTATCAGAGCACAACTCGGAAAACATCAAGTTGGTCTTGTTATGAACGAAGTGTCTCGTCGCTATGTCACAGACGAGCCGCAGTTCTACACTCCTGAATGGCGAGCAGCACCCACCGATGGAGCCAAACAAGGCAGCAGCAATTTTGTGGACGATGTGCCACTGGTTGCAGAGATGGACGAGATTTACAACCGTGTGGTGTTGGAAGCCCTTGACACATACAACCGCCTGTTGGCTCGTGGGGTTGCTCCTGAACAGGCTCGTGCAGTACTGCCACAGGGAACCTATACGGAATGGTGGTGGACAGGTTCGCTGTCTGCGTTTGCCCGTATCTACGCACAGCGGATTGACGCACACGCACAGTGGGAAGTGCAACAGTACGCCAAAGCAATTTCTGAAATCATTGCACCCCTGTATCCCCACTCGTGGAAGGCACTAACAGTACGCCCTACATAATAGGATGGAACAGTTCAAGCGATTCTCACAGTCTAAAGACTCGCAAGAGCCACAAAAGCCCCTGCCGTTTTCGGAGGGGCGTTACGGCTTTGGGTCGCAGTTTACCCTGACTCATCGCGTCAAGGGCACTAGTTACTCTATTGGTGACACCTTTACTTACATTTCCCAAACCCAAGCAGCCGCAAGTAATCCGTATATTTTGAAAATTGGTGACGGGCTTGGCGAGCATTGCTTTCTTGACCCACGCGGTCGTGCGGTGGTGCTGTCTGCGGACACAGGTGTAGTAGACACCCTGTTTGAGTATGTGCAGCCCACACCACAAACCGTGGTGTTGAGTGAGGGCGAAGAGTTTATCCCTCCACCGCCACCGCATGTGTACATTACAGAGGCACAGTTCAGCGAGTTCCGCAAGGGCTTGGCTACTGTGCTTTCAGAAATTGCAGGGCTTGTTCCACAAAAGGGAGACAGAGGCGACCGTGGTGAACGGGGCGAACGGGGTGAAAAGGGCGACCGTGGTGAAACAGGATGGAACGGGTGGCCAGGCGACAAGGGCGAACCTGGAA